GGGGGGGGGGCCCCCTCCTCCAACATCAACAACATTCACTTGGTTTTGAACTTATGAGTGCCCAACACGTTGAAGGTCCGTTTTTCCAAACCGCTATACATCATGTTGTGGCACAAGGCGTTTACGTCTCTGTCCAACTCCTCACCAGTGACTTTATGGTATTCGGCGTTCGCTTGCAACCTCAGGCCCCACGACCTTGCCCATTGAACCGGTCTCGGCAAGTTCATTTTGCTGGCTGTGATGTTGGTAGCATCACAAGGCCCTATCAGGCTTAAGTAACTGTAGCACCTAGCGTCCCAGTCTTCATCTTCCCTGGTTAATGAGCTCTTAACAACTCTGAACTTGTCGGCTAATCGTTTTATATCTGCAGCCACGATGAATCCAAAACCTCGAACAGGGCTGACGACTAGCTGACAAAATTTTCCGCTTTTCCCGCCAGCCCATTCACATTGCACATTGAATTTGTCTCTTAAGTGATCCTCAACCCACCTTTGGTCCCAATCGGTTCTCCCAAACGCTATCATGTCATCGCTCAAAATAAGAACCCTTTCTGTGTTATACCTCACAAACGGCTCGGCGATTCCGCTCATGTTTTTGAACGTGTTGCCTAGTGAGGTCATTTCGTCCCCGGTTTTCCTTTTCCCAACCTGCCAGCTCTCCGTCATATCCGAGGCTTTGTAACGCCAATTTTCGTTGTAAGCGCGCCACAGCGGCATTAGATAAGAAGGAAAACCCAGGGCTGTCATTAAAACGAATTCATTCTCAAGCTCGTGCATGTCAGTTTGCCTGTCTTGTTTTTTCAAATCCATCTCGATGACTTTGTCTGGATGCAGGTCCTGAACGTGGAACTGAATCTCGTTCATGTCGCAGCCGTCAGTGTACACTATTTTTTCTTTGTCAAGAAGCAACTTAAATCGCTCTTTCATCAAGTTGATCACCGGACATAACACTGCACAGAACGGTTTGGGGTGCCACACGATCACTCTACCGATTTGGTCTTCAAACCTGTCAACCTGCTCTTTTAAAAGCGTTTCCGACTTTAAATGCAGTTTGCATTTGTTGTACGGCATGCGATTAAAGTCGTCCAAGATGTTGAACTTTATTTCTTTCATTGTCGGTTCTGGATCGCCCTTCATGCTCAGCCATTCTTCGGTCAATTTGTATCCTGGCAGCACTGGGTTTTCAACAAATTCCTCGACCATGGCTTCCCACCCTGGCTTAAAGAATGTTTTGGCGACTCGTTCAAAATTCTCCACTGGATCAACCACTTGTTTTCTGTATGATACTTCTCCGTGGATGCGCGTCGTGATCGAGTTGTACAGTTGATTGATGTACTTCACTATGACCGGTCTGGTAACAGGTGGTGCGTGGCCAATCACCGTAACATGCTGCTTCACGTTGTCGTACACAGGCAGGCGTGATTTCGTCGAACCGTTTGTGGGTAGCTTAATCTCGTTGTACGCGGTCTGGTCGGTGTTCAGAAACCAATCGATCGCCGTGGCGTTTGGTTCGTTGCTGTCGTACGTTCCCATTCTCAATGACAGGCGTAGCCGTGTTTCCGCCCACAAATCTATCATCGTCTCCATTTCATCATGGTTTGACGGGCCGATTTTCTCTCCTGTGCACTTGATCAGCCTTTGGTTGTTCACGTCGCTCCATGCTTTCCCGAGATCCCACTTTGGTATTACTACGAGAACGTTGTTAATCAAGCCTTCAACCTGCTCTGGGTGGTGGCATAGCAAGATCCTCTTCGTGGGCCTATTGATGATCCACTCTTGAACTTTTGATCTGTACCTTTTTGTGACCAAAAACATTCCTTCATTCAAATTGATGTCATTTATGTCAGCAAAGTCTTCTGTGGTCATGAGGTCATCAATATCTTGGTATTTATCAGGCTCCTTAGTGCATAAAGTGGTTTTGCCAGCTCCACTTGGAATGCAGCATGCTACCAGGCCCCTTGCTGTCACCGGGTCGATGTCTATCAGGTTATTAGTGTCGCGTATGGTGTGGTATGCCTTGTATTTTCTCCCTTGTTTTACACTATTTTGATGCTCTTGACCTACCATGAGCGGCAGGTTGTGTTTTATTTCGTTCCATGTTTCAGATAACTGCACGGGATTGCCACTCCTGGCTCCTAATAGCCTTGACCAGTATTTTCCCAGTATATCGACTGCTCCTCCGAACGACGCGTTGGACCGTGCTCGGGCATGTCTTCTGAAGTAACTTGGGTAAAGCAATTTTTTGACTGTATCTCTAACATAATCAGAAGTTCTAACGTCACCTATTTCCTCGACAAGGACTTCGTTCACCGTTGACCCCCTTCGCAGACGTATCAGGTGTATTGGTCGCGCTCCCTTTGTTCCGCTAAGCCCTTGACCGTTCAACAATATCAGGGCGTCGGTTCCACTTATGGTAACCGTTACCCTTTTCTTAGCCTTCAATATTGTCAAATAGCTGTTTTTAGCAGCCCATTCGTGCAAGTTCAAAGCCCCGTCAAGCTCGATTTTTTCGCTTATCATGGCTTTGTATGAAAAATCAAACCATGTGCGCAAATACCATTGCCAATAAATTATTCTTATCTTCATACGGCCCCACAGGGCAGCATAAATCATAGACATGACAGACTTGGCCCCGGCTCGGTCTTCCATTAATGATGTGAGCACTTCGTCGACGCTATCACTATTCTGGGCTGTTTGTACGTCGTGACAGTACACAAACGTCTGGTCCAGCTTCACGATTAGGGCGACAATGTGTTTGCTAAATGTCATTATTATAATGCTTTCGTAATCGTGGTCTTCATGCTTGGCGGCGTTTATCTTGCCTTTAAACATGCTTGAGTGCTTTGAGAAAGTCGTGCATGATGGATCGGCATCCCATTCCTTGCAAAATGCTTCCCAGCTGACTTCAAAGTCGAAGTTTTGGAGTAAGTCCCAGTTCATCTCGATCATGCGGCCAGCTTTCTTTTCGCCTATTTTAATAAACAACTGGTTCTCTGCTTCCATGCGTGTTTCGCTGGAAGCGGCTAATGCTTCGTTTAAAACTTTGCTCGACTTTCTGGTGCGGCCGACACGCCCTTTCTCAATATTCTGAACCAAGCTCTTCACGCTTGTCGGGCTTGCCTGGCCTTTGCTGCTTGGATTTCTCGTTGAGGCAACTGAACCGGCCTCCTCTTTCAACCACTTGTCTTTCGTTGGCATGGGCCGCCGCTTCTTGTATGACCCTGCCTCGTGTTGCATCTGGCCGATGTCAGACGCCGTACTTATAGCAATGGTTTCTGGCACCCTCTCAAACCTATTATGCTCAGCCTCCTTTTTCGCTGCCTCCCATGCTGCTTCTTCGCTCTTTCGACTTTCACTGCTTAACACGTTTGCGAACCACCGCCGGATTGTTTTCAGTGCTCGACCAGTTCGCTGCAACATCATGCCGACAAATCTTACCAACCCGTCCCACACCGTCATTACCAGGTCTTCGATCCACGTCATGACTTCCGTTGCCCCGTTCGCACACGAATCCGCCATGTTCCAAAATCTTGACTCCTTGCCAATTGCTTGTCGGGTTTGATCCTTTGACCATAAATACGTTTTCGTATACCATTCCGCCACTTTGGCACCTCCCACGTCGTCACTCAAGTCCTTGGGAGTTGTGTGTCGCGGCAGCTGATCTGGTGATAAGAACAAGCCTCTGGCTGACATTTGTGCGTATTCCTCTGTCCTCGAGTCCTTGAACTCTTCTTGCTCCAACTCAGGAGTCGGATCAATCACGTTGAGTTCAATGTCACTCGGCGCGACGCTGGTTGCGTCATCTCGAATCGTCGGCCCAGGCCCGAATTGGGATCCATCGTGCTCTTCGTCGTCTGCTTGGCTCATTAGCCTCGATTCCTGGCTTAAAACACGCTCCAACTCATAGTCGTATAGCAAATCGTCATCGATGTCAGCGCTTTGCGGCCACAATTCGCTCATTATGCGCTTTAAGGCCTGGTAGCTGTGTTGCGCACTTCGTGCCAATGCTCGTAGCAGCCCTTGTATGGCCCATGTGATTTTTGCTCCAAGTTTGATTATGAACACTATTGGCCCGGGTAAGTTCAAAAATCTTTCAAACGCCAGTCTACTGACGGACCCTGCAACCTGGTCGAGATTTTGGCCGAACATGTAGCTGCTGAGGCTGGCAGTTTGTGGCCCGGTCACAACTATGCATTCAGTCTTGTGCCTGCTTAGGCATGTGTACATTGCTTTCGTGCTCGTCAATGCTGGATTGAATTTTGTCACGAACACCCCAATTCTGTCTGCTTGCTGGCCTTGAAACCTCTTCATGGTCTCGATCTTGATGTTGGTTATCTTCCTCAGTTTTAGCTTGTCCGCGTTAGTGGGCACTAAGACGACATCCACGTTGCGGCCGACCAGCTCTTTTAGCTGGTCTTCAACTCGTTTGGCAGTTGTGTGGACCCATGTTATTCCTTTATCGTTTGAGTTCACGCCTTCTATCCTCGGGTTGAATCGTTTCAGCCATTGCGCAGTTTTGGGTCCAAATCGATAGCTCTTAAAAAATTCTTGTTCAATTTGGACTCCACTTAACCACGAAGTGTGATCACCCGTCAATACATTACTGGCCATCAATGATGTGTTGTTTTGGTTTATATCTGCTGTTATGATCAGTTGGTTGACCTTCCCAACCATTGGCCAAAGATCAGTATAGTTGCACAGGCCCGCTTCGTCTAGAATGACGCAGTCGGTGGGTGTTTTGCGTGCTATCAATTGGGCTGGGGTGACAGCATCACGTCCCTCGGCTCGAAAGGTCTTTAACATGCCGGCTTGTTTCGTCACTATCGTGGCCTTGGGGTAGGCGATTTTGGCACCCCTTGTTTTCCCGCCTCCAGGCACGCCGACGAACGCTTTTGCCCCCTTGACCATCTGGTTTAATTCCTCAGTTACGCAACCCCTCCCGGAGTCGAAGTTGCAGGCCATCACCAAGCAGTACCCTATGTTGTCCTGAGACCCTATAACCCGCACTGGCCCATTGTCGAGGCGAGCAGCTGTTGCAATGGTACCGTCGGGCATGCTGAATGCCCACGACCAAGTCTTGTCTGTTTGCACCACAAAAGGCTCGTACGCGCTGCACTCTTTTATGTCGTTTGCGCGTATGGTTAGTTGGCCGTTTTTCACGTGACATGATCCCACTACACATGACTTCTTGTGGTACGAATCGTTTTCGTGCACCGTCATGGTGGCCTCAATCATGCTGTTGGTTCCCATTTGGTATTGTTCGCGCCAATAATCCATGCATGCCCCATTCAGCCTAACTGGGTCTGCTGTGCATGGCCAATTACCATTCAAATAATTGCTGGTTTTGTCCACCCCCACTTTGCTGGGCATGATGATGAATTCACCCTCGCTGAACGCATCACTTACTTTCATATTAAACGTTGGCCCACAACTGCTACATTCTGTTCCTGTTATTTTCAGCATTCGTAGCCCACAGCTGCCGCAGTTCACTATCTTCATGAATTTGCCGCTAGCTTTGCTCATGCCTACTGACTCGCGCTTGACGAAATTTAGTATGTCCATATCCACGTCAGCGAACCCAGCGTTATTGATCAAATGGTTCAAGGCTTTCCTTGCCAATGGTTGCACAACCATCTTTGGCACCGCCTTGCCTCGTTTTTCTTTGATTTGATGTGGCAAACTTCGACCGTTTAGCATGCTGAGCACAAGTGCGTCAAATTCGTCGACGTCGAAATCGTCATCCAGCATAGGCAAGTAAACTTCTTTAACGCCAAGGTTGCGTGCACTTATGGCAATGTCAACAAATGTTTTCCAATTTGGCCGTTTCCTATCTAAGCCGATGGCGTTTGGCTCGTTGAAATCTATCCTCCTATGGGCACGGGCCATTCCCAGCACGACTGTTGCGGGGCATGATTGTAGTTCGAACAGCTCAAGAGTGCACGTTTGGTTCTCGCTGACGTTTTTTGTGTTGTTCACTACCGTGTTGTTTATCCCTTGTAGGCCTTGGATTTCGTCATCTGGCACGATGTAAGCGGCATTTGTCGGAGTCGGCATCTCAAATCCGTAGAAATAAAATTTAACACCGGGGCTCATAAATGACATGACGTCGTCACAACTGCTAACTGATTTCACGAAGGTCGGTTTATCAGACCCATTCATCGGGATCCTGTTGTCCGTTATGTAAATGGGCAGGCCTTTCTCGACTCCCGCATCAGCCGTGAACCGCTTGGTCGAGTTCATACCATTCGTTGAATGGAATCCGATCGTCTCTGATTCCGCTTCCAGCATCCCATTAACTAATTTAGTTCTCATCAGCCTGTTTAGCTCTGTTGAGGCTGGGAACGTTGATAGCCATTGTTTTTCGGCCAACAGATTGGTCACGAATTCTTCTCTAGACACGACGTCCATTTCGTCGATTTCTTTGCCTGTTCGGTCTTTGGCGGTGCTTCCTATTATGTTGCGTCTATCTAAATCTCGGTCGCCGTCTGCATTAACACTCATGATACGCGCTTCACATGCGTTCCAATGCACTTCGCCGGATATAGTGGTCATGTGAACTATAGCGCCGTATTGGTTTGACTTCGTGTCGCCTTGATAATATGCGGACGTACTTGTTCCAACCACGAGTAAGTTCACTCCTTGGCTTACGCAGAACATACCCAAGTCGTTGCCGCTCCACCAATCGTCTCTGTGGCTAATCCTTTGAAGGTCGGCCATGTTTAGCTTGCTTGGGTATGGCAGCTGCTCGAGCGCCGTGAAACCACAAGTGCCATCATCGGGCGTGTCCACATATTTCACGACGTGAACGCCGTGTATGTTGGTGACTGTGGCCTCAAGCGGCTCCGCCAATGTCAACAGCCTCACCCTATCTGTTTTCGTGGCATCTTCCGTCATTATACCGCCCTGAACCGTGGTTTCGATCATGATTTCCGGTTCTCGTTCCATCTCTTCCATTTCTTCGACGTGCTCTGCCCAATCGCTAATGGGTCGGCTATGTTGCGACATGGTCTTGATAGTCGTTGCTTTGGCGTTTTGGAATATCTCGGCGCCTGCCTGTTTGATTTGTTCCCTATAGTTTATAGAGTCAGCTTCCTCGTGTGGTTGGTAATCATCGCACAGCAAACACGGGCTGGACAGTGACCGTTTCCCACAACAGATGCATACCGTGTTTCTGACGCACTGGCAATCACTAGCACCGCAACAATGTTCGTTGACAAAGTTATGCTGGTGTTTGCACGTGCTGCTTGTGTTATGACATTTCTCTATCGTACGACACACCTCGCACAAGTTGGCGAAAAGCGGACTAAGGATGCCGCAACATAAACAATTGCCTCGCTTCGCTTCTTCTCTCCCTATGTCATGCTCGTGCATTCCCCTGTGGTCGTGTGGGCAGCCCAGTTGCGGTTTGCACTGCGTCGCTTGGTCGGTTTTGAATTTACTATGGTAGTGCGCGTGCACTTTGGCGCCGTTCGGATTGTTGAAATTCGTTTCTGGTGAGTCCAACAGCTTACTCACCCACGTCGCGTTGATTCGATTTTGGCCGTGGTAACTGATGGCCGCATTGTTTTGCTTGCTCATGGACTGCATGCCCGACGTGTACATGCTTACATCCTTCAACACTTCTGATACAGTCACGTGACTCATCTTATACTCGTCTAAAGTGTTATGCTCTTTCATGACCTTTGACAGGTATTCATCATCAGTTGGATCGAATGTCCGGCCCATTTTGATTAGCATGTTCTTTATGACCTTAAATGCCTGTGTCCACCAATTGCCCTTGCTCCCGATGTTCTCAACGTGTGGAATCAATGGGCTGATTTGCCTCATGAGCTTGTGGTGCTCCATCATGGCTAAGATCATGTGAAAGCGGCACTCCTCTTCGCTCATGTTAAATTGCATGACCCGGCCTGTTTGGCTGGTGTAAACTTGATGGCGCAACCCACGTGCGTATATAGATAGTTGGTCCCAATTACATTCGTCCATACTCAGTCTGCCTTTTAGCATGCTGAGCATCGTAGAGTTGACGCATAGCCGTTCGATGGTGAACGGTTGTTTCCAAAGCAACGTCACCGGCTTTTCCGGATCTATAATTGGGATGTTATAGATCTGCTCATCTGGGTTGCCCGTCAACCAAAGGCAGTGCCTGACCATGTGTTGCATGATAGTTCCGTATGGCACCCTCATGATCTTGAGGAGCATGTGAGACCCCATGTACCCTTCGTTCCTCACGTACAAGCCAAAACCCTCGCCCACAAACAGGGGCGTAGTCAACCACGTTTTCATGACTGCCGCGGAGCTGTGGTAAGCGCCGCTGCAACCATTGGTGACCATTTCAAATGTGCCTTTGCTTATCCGCCATTGGCCTTCGTTGAAAGCCAACTTTCCACTTGTTTCATACATGAATGTCGGAGGAACTATTATTGCATGCAGGCCGTAAATTATGTTGTGCGCCTTCATGACGGCCACCATGTCCTCAGGCTTCATATAAAAAAGTGTGTCGATGCTCACGCCAAAAGAGGTTCCCGACTTGTCAACCATGCCACAATTTTGCGCTTTCGAGTGGCACCAATAAGCGTGCTTGCCTGATTTTATTCTGGCAACGGCCTCCCTCCTGTCTGCGCTGACAACGCTTTTGCTTGATTGCATCATAGTTTCTGTGTCATGTATGTAATTTTTGATTCCTGTGTCGTTTTCCATTTTCCTCTTGGCATCATTCTCATCTAAAACCGGGAAGCAGCTATGCACGTTCCAGAAGCCACTTCTAATGTGGCTGCTATATGCACCACCTATGTCCACAACTAGGCCGCTCTTCGGGAACCTCATGACTAGGTTCTCTCTTACCAAGTCCCTGTTCGCCGCGTGATAAGCGTGCCCATTGTCCGCTTTGTTACTACTTTTGATAAATGTTCGGTTGGGCCACGCCAGCGACAGTGCGTCTACTATGGCATCACTGGTGTTGGATGGTATTTGGTAATCACGCATAGCGTTCGCCTTGACGAGCTGGTTGATAACTTTGCTGTTGTGTAAATCTAAGTTGCCGCGCACCTGCTGCGTCTTGATCGCTGTGGCAACGTCACCTATTATGTGGTTCTTCAACACTTTCTCAATGTCGTTCGACTTTCCAAATATGAAATCGAAGTGGAAGTCGATTAAATCGACCTCATCATCGCCTTCCTCAACATGAGCCCCCACGTACATTGTCCCATTGATCCAGTGTTGGAATAGGCTGATCTTGCACCTGAACTTTGTTGTCCCAGTTTCTCTTTGAGCGACGAGCAGCATCTCCGCCTTGGTTAGGGGTTTAACGTTGAAGCCCATTCTCGGGTCTAGTTTGTCGTAGCAAGCACGCACAACCCATGCTGTGCTAAACGTTGATAGTGGTTGCACGAAGCCGCAAAGGAATGAACGAACCAAGTGGTCGATGTTCTCGCCACCAATGTGTTTCATGCCGTTCGTTATATGTGCAAACGAGCCGGTCGTCTGTTCCATCCATGCCATATACGTCATGCGATTGCGAGACGACGTCAAGTCAATTCCAGCCTGACTTGATAGCGTCTTCAGATGCTTGCGATTGACAGTTATGTCCTTAAGCATCCCTGCAAATGCTTTGGCATCCTCTTGAAGCTTTACAAAGCTCTTGCTTCGCACAGCGGCCGGCGAGCATGTGACTGGCGTTGTTTCGGCTGTGTTGACAGGGCTGCGGCTCATAGCCATAAGACTACTAAAGTCAAAAGCCATGGGGCTGATGACATGTGCGGCTAGCAACCTCTGTCGCCTTGGCGATAATTCGACGTCGGCACGGCCGATTGTTATGCTTCTAGTACGAGCTTGTGAGCTCAGACGTTCAATCGCCCCGCCGCTCTCCATAAGCAACAGCCTGCTTGAGGTGCTTTCAACGACAAGGAACAGGCCCTCAGCATTGTTCCAATTCGGCTGTAGCAACTCATCTAGGTCCCGCATGCGTCGATTACTCTCGAAAGAGTTGTCGATCATGGGCACCACCGGGCTAATGATCTCCGACGGGCTCGGCCCAGTGGATCGTGTAAATGAAGGGGCCCAGTAGCCCAAAGCTGGCCCATCTGCTGATCTCCTCTCTATCTCGATAGCGGTAGATCTATGGGGCACAAATTGTCCCCCATTTTTGTTTTCCCCGTTGTTGTTGTGAGTTCGGGGAAACTCAGAATCGGGTGCTCTCACACCCGATTCTATGTTGTTGATGTTAATTCGTTGGCCCTCCATTTTGTTTGTGTTGTTTTTTAAAATTGATAGTATTTGATTCGTTTTATAATTC